TACCCTCTCCATATTTCTTCTCCATCGCCTTCTCCCATTTCTGCGCCCTACCATTCACCTCGTCTAGTTGCACAACAAATTGAGCCTTGTTCAATTCCACATACCCGATTGCTTTAGCTATCTCAGCAGCCTTCTGACGAATAGCTACAATCTCCTCCAATTCTTGTTTTCTTAATTTCTTCTGTGTCTTAGCACTCATGTCTATTACTTTAGGTTAAAAATTTAATTCAGGGTAATCTACTCCAATTACCTCAGGGAACCCGTAAGTGTTAACTTTAAACTCAAAGTCGTCAAAGCTAAAGTTACGGCTTCTCTTGCAATGTACTTTTACTGTACCCATGTCGTCATCTCGTTCTAGCGATATTTGTGTCTCGGCCTTCTTCTCCGCAAAAGACCCTAAGTGCCCTGTGGGCTTGTCGCTACCCCAGTTACTGTGGATGACAGTAATTATGTGACATTGTTTTTCAGCGGACCATTTCATAAGCTTCTGTATACACTCGTTACTTTTCTCTATGTCGTTTACGTCTGCTACGAGGTCGGCAATACCGTCAATAATGACTAGGCCGATGTCGTTAGCTTCGCTATCAAATAACTTGTGCTCAATAAAACCTAGACGGTCCTTATATCCTAAAGTTCTCAACGCATACGTTTCGTATCCTTCTGTTGTTTCGGCCATGTCAGCTACGCGTCTAAACGCTCGCTGGCAGTGCCACTGACCTTGCTCAGTATCAAAATGCAATAGGCGCTTGCCGTTACGGTGTGACTTAAAGTTTGACCCGGCCCACCTGTTTTCGTCATTCAAGTAAACGCTAGCTAGTAGCGACACAAGATACGACTTGTAAGATTTTGGTGGTGCCTGGATGAAAGTAAAGTTGCCGTATGTTGCCACCGGAGTCTCCTCAACCTGAGTACCTCTCGGCGTCGAATACTGATGTGTGCCTATAGATATTGCAATAGGCGGTCTTTCAACGTCAGCATCAAGAGGAACGTGTAGTTCACTCTCAATCATTTCAAAGTACATGCGTTGTGTTTCTCTTTCTTCTGCTGTCATTGCAGGTGGTTTGGTGGTGATACTTTAGCAGAGGCCGGGTGTTTGTTTTCGAACGCGCCCACCCGGCATGCTATTGCTTGGCTAGTTGTTCTTAGAACGGCAAGTCGTCAGACTCGTCTACAGAAATCTCTGCTTGAGAACCCATAGACTCTTCACGCTCTGCAACCTCAATGTTCCCATCGGTCCAGGCTACTTTACCGTTACCGACATAAACACGCTGGACGTTTTCGTCTTCACGCTCTTCCTGAGTTTGCGATACAGCAAATGCTACGTTGTTACCAAACTGGTCAGTGTCTCCGGTAAATGCTGTTAGGTTGATGTAAGTACCTTTCTTACCTTTAATCATTTTCTCTTTAGGTAACTTAGACAAATCTAAACTAAAATTAATAATTGCACTCATGTGTTTCTTTTTAAATTAAGTTAATATTCCTTGAGTAATTCCTTGCAAACATACGAAAAAAATATGTATCTCGCAAGTTTTTTATATAAATAATGCAGTGTATTGTTCACAACCGCAGTCGCATTCAAACTTATTATCTGCATATACATTGTGCAAGTAGACATTCCCGCAGTTTGCGCAGGAGAATAAGTCGTACCCGGCCACATACATTTCAGCCATTGTCATCCAAAGACTGCTTGCCTTACAACACGCTTGTAATCTTCAGGGCAGTCAGGCTGCACAAGCTCAAATATAAATGTAGACAGCTCAACCTCTCGCTCCCTGAGCTCTGCATTAGCCTCTTCTAGTGACTCTACTCTGTGCGTTAAAAACGCTGTTAAATCCGATGATGGCATTATTCGTTCTCTTTAATAAAGTTAATAACCGGGTCTTTTCTTCTCATGTCAATCGGGTTGACCTTATATTTCCAGAATGGGTGACATGCACCAACCTCCTCCGGAATCTCTAGTTTCTTACCTACGCTGCTCATTATGACTTACGTTTAAAGTCTTCAGCCTCGTCTTCGCCAAACACGCCACACTCGTAGAAACCGGTAATCTTAAGGATTGCTCTACTGAAAGCGCGCTTCTCTGCCATTTCGGCGAGATACCACGAGTTGGTGTTGCCTTCTTTGTGTGTAGCACCTTTAAGTGCACTACCATAAGTTTCTAGTGTAACGTCATCTTTGCTTGCGTAAGCCTTGATAACTGCAAAGTCTTTCTCAAGTACTTTTTCTTCGTATCGTACCTTGATACCTGCTTTGCCTTCAATTTTCTCGATACCAGACCTAGTGATAATCACATAGTGCTGATGCTTAAATACGTCACTTTTGTCTAAGCCGTATTGAACGTATAGTTCTTTAAGTCTTTCGGTGTTCATAACTGTAATGGATTAATTATTAATACTCTGCAAACATACGAAATAAAAACGACGTGTGCAAATTATTCACTACTTTTTTTTAGTAATTCTATAACTTGCTGGCAATCCTTATCGTTCTTAGGCATGTATAGGGTTGTGCCAGGTCTGTTTTCAGCTATATGCTTTTTAAACATCTTCCATTTAAGAGGGAACACCTCATTAGCCCTACCCTTAACCTCTATAATATAGTCATCACCAACAAAGTCAGGTGTGTAGGTTACGCCTTGTACCCTCTTACCTTTGCTGTTCTTCATCTCTCTAGTCCTGTAGTACTCGTATGAATCATATTCATAAGCAAAGTCCTCAATCAGAATAAACGTCTCGGTCTCGTATCCTGGCTCAAAGCCATTCTCAGCAAGTAGTGTATACATATAAGCCTCCAGCTTAGAAGCGAACTTAATGCCATCTACAGTGGTCTTTGTGTAATTGATTGTCTTTCTATTGGACATATAAAACTGGTTCTTTTAAATAGTTGTCTGTATCGAAGTAAACGTGCTCCCGGCCAACGCCTATACGGACGATACCCCGACGTATTAAGTTGGATGCTATAAACATCCTTTGTTTAGGGTTTGTTGCTCTGAGTCGAACAGCGTGACCAACACGATGTGAAGACGACGTAGGCAATCCTAAAACATCTGCATGCGTTTTAGTCACATAGGCCAAGTCAACCTTGGGTCTCCATAGGTTGTGCTCTACCATTATGTCGTCTAGGACAAGTATAGGTTCTCTTTCCATATACTTAAATGCGCTGCCTGGTTGGTCCGGACTGTCGAACAATTCCCAGTACAAATGCCGTAAACCCTGACGATTGTAGTCAGCTCTATTCTTGTAGTCAAATACTCTAGTCTTCATCATAAAAAAAAGACCCCCAACAATGTGGGGGCCATAACCAAAACAAGAAACAAAACTTTAGACTGATGATTGTAGCTCCACCACAAAGCCTTTAACCAATCATCTATACAAATATAAGCAATTTACTACCACCATTACTAATTACGTTATCCACATTTTGGCATAGTTTTACAAAAGTATATAATTATGGCGTATACAACACAGTAACTATATGCGACCTAGACACCTCATTACTCTGCATAAGGGTGTCGGGCTCTGTAGACCCTCCACCTGGAGGCCGCTATTAAGTCTTAACTGACTTATCAGTGAGGCAAAGTTACAAAATTTTTAGCTAATATGCAAGTTTTTTGTAAACTTTAACATTTTTTACTTAATGCTTTTGTATTTCTCAATACCACGAGAGCCGAAATATGCAACATACACGCCTAATAATAAAGACTTTAACAGCTCAATCCATTCAGTAGGAACTGTGATGCCAGAATCAAAAAAGTCCAAGTATATTAACAGCATTGTAAATACAGTTAGAAATATTAAACTAAGCGGTCTGACGTTTTTAGACAGCCAAGAGTCGCTTGTCATGTCGCTGGACCATCTCTTGCTTACCTCAATGTTCTCTGTCATGTCTGCGTCTAGTTGACGTAACAAGAAATCCTTGTCCTCTCCCGATAAAGAAGGGTCTTTGCCGATGGCAGAGGCCATTTTGTTAAACGCATCTATACCAGTAATGCTCCCAGCAAGGTCCAATATTCCTGGAGCAATCTTTCTTCCATTTCCAGCTAACCAGCGCAACGCATCACCAACGCGAGTAGTACCGTTTCTCTCCTTATAAGTTTCTTTAGGCATATTAAATGTATTTGTAGGCAGTTCGCCCGTTAGACTTGTAAGCCTTAAGCTTCTGCATCCTGTTTCCTTCGCAAGAGTAACTAACGTGCACCCATGCTGGCTGGTTGTCATTACCAAACTCCCAGATGAGCTGGTCAAACTCCATGTTGTCAGCAATGTAATTAAATATATCGGCATTGTTAACTGTGCCGTACAGGTCTCCATCAATGTCAATAGCCTCACCTTTCATGTGGCTGCTGGTCTTTGACCCTCTAAGAGCTGTATTAAGAGCTTCTGAGCGAAAAAATGACGTAACACCTATAGGGACGCCAAAATGCCTCCTAAGGGGCTCAAACACCTTCTCAGCGACCAGCGCCATGCTGGCTAACTGGAAGTCGTCAGGGGTGTTGTCAATGCCTAGTCTTTTAGCCGTAGTACTGTAAGTGGCTTCTTCGTAGCTTATGTGTTTAGATATTTTGTCCTTCATAATAATAAATCCCCTATATTGTTAAAGACCCCCTCCATGTTAAAAAGGAGGCTATTCATCTCTACATTATCGCATTCAGGAAACTGACTGTGGACATAATCAACACCTATAATTGCGGTCAACACGTCATCCCTGTAGTAAGGCATGCATATTATTCCCTTCACACCCTGCCTTTCCAGAGTTAACCTAGTCCTGACATCTTGTATCTTAGAGACGTCTGGGTAAACCATCCTATTAATCATGACCTGCTTTATAAAATAAGGGAATAAGGTGACTGGTATGTCTTGAAGGCCCTTCGCCTCTAGCGAAGTGCCTGGTCTAGCCACCTCATAGTCGCATGACATTTTATTCTTATGACTCCCGTTGTAATACCTTACGCCGTTGTGGAATCTAAATATGTAAGCCCGGTCTGCGCCAGCCACCTCCATAGCCTCTAGCAGCAATCCGTCAATAAGAACGTCGTTATCTATTGTAGTGGAGATTGGGTCTTCGTTGAGGAATCGTAACTCCAAGATTCTTTTTATCTCTACCTGAAACAACCACATGAAGAAGAAACATAGAGCAAGAAACACCGAAGTGGTCCTCACTCTAGCAAACGCCTCAGTTAGCTTAGTTAGTTTTTCCAGCTTCATTGATAATGTTGTAAAGGTGGTTTTTAGAAGGGCACACAGTTAGTCTGTGTAGAAAAGTTCTCCATAGTTTTCAGGCAGGTAGCGCTCCATCTCTGTTATTTGCTCTGCTGTTAACTCGTCTTTGTAAAAATCATTTGCTAAAACAAACAAAAAATGCCCTTGAATTTCTAAATATTCCTTTCCCTCAAATTCAGATACGGAGATTTCTTGTAACTGCCTGGGCAGTTGGTTCTGTATATTTACTATATCGTCTATATTATACCCTTTCTCTACAGATACTGTGTTACGCCTCATGTTTTTAAGATTTTAATATTTCTATTTCTTCTTTTAACTCTTGGATAGCTTTAACTAGCATCGGTATAATGTTAGCCTGGGCTACCGTGTATTGATTGGGGTCGTCTGTATTAACTATTCCTGTATAGTCGCCTCCTATTTCATCAAGAACCTCTTTTATTTCCTGTGCTATAAACCCTGATGCTTCTTTGCCGTTATATTTATCGGAAGACCTTAAATCCCATTTAAACTTTCTTGGCTTTAATTTCTCGACGAAATCAAGCCCTAGTTCTAAATCTTCTATATCTTTTTTATCTCTTTCATCCGAAACAAATGTCCAAGCAGTCGCACTGCCTTGAAACCTAGCATATACGCTTGAGTTATAAATACTAACCTCATCACTTACGGTAGCAGAAGACGCTTGAGCATTTACCCCTATAATTACATTATTGTCACCTGTAGTAAGTTTGCCTGCTGGGTTTCCCGAATGTCCACCTAAAATTGTATTGTAAGCTCCGGTCGTAATCCCTTCACCTGCTTGATAACCTAGTGTAGCGTTATATGAGCCGGACGAAATGTTTTCGAGCGCTTGATACCCCACACCAGTGTTTTGACCGCCCGATGACGACCCGGATGTACCTCTTCCAGAATACTCCCCTACAAAAGTATTGGAGCTTCCCGTGTTGTACTGAGATGAATAACCACCGATACATGTTCTGCCTGATGCACTAGTATTACTATAACCAGCTCTTTCTCCTAGGTTTACACCACCTCCTGTAGTTTGAGAATACCCGGCATTCCACCCAATATTTACTCTCCGGTTCCCTGTAGAAGACCTACCCGCTTGATAGCCTATATGAATGGCTCCTGTCCCAAAATTTGTTACGGCTATGTCATTCGCACCACTACCTATGACTACGCATTGTCCGGAATTAGAATTTTCCATAGCCTGATAGCCAATAATAACTGAATTAGAGTTGGTGGTAAGAAATTCCCCCGCTTCGTTTCCTATAGCAACATTTGAGCCGCCTGTTGTTAATCTTCTTAAAGCAGTCCAACCAACCGCTACATTCCTGTCTCCACCCTCTACAGCCTCTAAAGCCGATTCGCCTATTGCTATAGTAGAATGGGCATCGCTTCCAGTCGCTCCTCTACCGGCATATCTACCTATCATAACGTTGCCAAATGCTACAGTTGCAGCATTTCTTTCACCAGCATGAGCCCCTATCATAACATGATTGTCTCCATCACTAGCGTTTCCAGCGTTATAGCCAATAAATGTATTACTTTGAGCGCCAGTACTCATTGAATTACCAGCGCCTATGCCCATGACAAAACTGTAACTGCCTAAGCCCCCTGATGGCACATTTATTAATGCTGAAGTGAAAGACCCTATTGAAACGTCAGTTAAATCGTTTAATTCACTAGCGCCGCCGCCTCCGCCGCTACTGGTGGTCCATTGAGTTCCAGTTCCGGTAGACGACAAAACTTGGCCTGATGTCCCAGCAGAATTGCTTGAATCGTAGTATGCTCCAGTTACTCTTGCGCTCCCTGTTACATGAAGTTTTTGTGTGGGTGACGTATTGCCTAAACCAGTGTCACCGTCGACCTGAAGACCAACACCGTTAATTAGTTTTAAATCAGTGCCTGTTTGTCTTGAAACTATAACATTAGAACTATTACTATGAATAGCTGTTTCTATAAGTCCATCTTCAGTTCCTGCTGTTACGTCAGATATTTTTGCAGTGATTTTAGCATAAACTATTTCACCGCCAGTACTATTTTCACCTTTGAATTTTAACTGTCCTAAATAGTCTCCATCAGCTGGAGTTGCGCTATCTCTTTTTAGTGTTATAACTGGGGCAGCACTACTAGTTGCGTCGTCATTAGTTATTAAAAGCGAATCACCAGTACCAGTTGAAGCTATTTCTAATAAAGCAGAAGGGCTAGCCGTTCCGATACCCAAATAGTTGTTAGTATCATCCCAATGTAGAGAAGTGTCATAAGACAATGTGTTTACATTGGACCAAAAAGCAATTTTATTCCCCAATCCAGTTCCGCCAACAGAGCCGCCGCCTATAGTTGAGGACTCTACTACAGAGCCGTCAGCAACAAGAAGCTGCGTGGAAGTTCCTGTTGGTGTCTTAAAACCAGTAGCCTCTATGTCTACGCTAGAAGAAATCTCCGTTGTTGACAAAGATAATGGGGTGTCATTGCCCAAGCCGTCTGTTACGGCTTTCTGGCTTCCAGTCAAGTTATCATTGTCAGTTAACTTGAGTAGAGAATCGTAAGTGTCTTTTACCTTATTTCCTGTTAGCGTTGAACCCATCCTGTTTTATTATTTTCTGCTCGTCGTTGGTTAGCTTAGATATGAATTTTTCTAAAGAGCCAACGTAGTTGCTTTTAAGTTTATACTTATTTATTTTGCTCATATTACAAATACCACCCAAAGTTGGTTACATCTTTTTCAGGGTACATGTCGTCCTGAGAAGAGTTGTATTCAGGAATATTTTTATCGTTAATCTCCATGTACTCAATAAATCTATTTGTATAGAACATGGCCTTGTCTTGAGCTCTTTTGGCTAGACCTGCAACCTCCTCTGCTGTGGCAAGCTCGCTATTGTCAGAGCGATGCTTGAACACGCCTCCGTTACTGATTGAGTATGCGCTAAAAGGAATATACTCAGATTGAGCATACCATGCCAGCATCGGCTTAATGTAGTCGACAAGAAGAGTCTTGTATTTTGCATTCTCAGTAAGGTCAATATCGCCAGATATGACTAAGGACTGTAGCTTTTTATACAAATTAGTTCCGCAGTAGTTTTGAACGTGAATATCCTGGGCAGTTTCTATGAACTGCACAAGCTTGTCATCGTCAACCATTCCGTCAAGAATACTCTTGCGCTTCATATATTTAGTGGAGATGAATAGTGCTGTCATTACTTACTTGTTAGTTTGTTCCACATTTTCTTGATGGCGTTATCTTTTTCCTCTACGCTAGTAGAATCTAACATGGCCTCAAACTCCTCTGTGCTAATGTCAGCAGATAACTTTTCGCCAGTCTCTTCTTCACGAACAACGCTTGTGGCGATGTTATCCATTTCTACGAACTCGATTGGTTGTAGAGTCTTGAAGTATAGAGAAAGGAATATTCTGTTGTAGGCAAGGATGTCATCCAAAGCCTGAATGATATTTTGCTGGAACGGGCGTATAACGATATTGTCCATAATTATACTGGCGGTTCTAAGCTCCTCGGCGTTATTCCCGAAACCGGTGTTGTCCTTAATACCTAATAAGATAGGAGAAACAATACCGTGTCCCAACATAATTTTTTCACGACTCTCGTCCGCAAGGAACTGATACTGAGCGTGAGCGTCAGGCAAGTGGATAGCGTCGATAGTTGCAGCGGTGTCCTTGTCCTCATTAAAGGCTAAGATGAACTTACCTGCGTTAGAAGAGCCAGAGAATTTGTCTGCAATCTTATTCTCTAACATGGCTTGAATCTCCTCTGAGGGGGTGCCATTGTTAAAGTTAATCAAGAGCGAAGGCTGAAGGCCGTGCTCGATATTGCTAAGGTGGTAGTTTGATACCTCTTCTTCTAGTTGGCTATACTGTAGAGACGACTGGTAGTCGCATGGAGAGTAGTAGTAAAAACCAGATACATAAGGCTTTACAATATATAACTCTACAGTCTCTTTCTTAGAGCCATTGCCAAACGTGGGGATGCGTCTTGGCTGGTCAGAGGATTTAATCTCTTTCCACCTTGGATGGTAATAGTATGCCTTAACAATTCCATCAACAGTCTTCTCAGCCCTAAGGGTCTCCATTGGAAAGTGCTTTATAGCAGCAACCTTGGTTTTGTTCTTATTGTAAACAACCTTAATTGCAGCCTGGCCAAGAAGCTTTCTGTCTCCTACAATTTTGCGAAGCTCCCTGTCGTCGATTAAGTGCTTCATTTGCAGGTATGCGTCAACATTGACGGTTCGGTCGGTGGCTTCAATTCCTCGGCCGAAAATCATGTCGCTGATTCCGTTAATACAACGAGCGTTAGTAGGAGAACCTAGGTATCGCTCAATCATTATGTCGAAGTAATCATTGTACTCGCCATACTCAACCCAATCTGCGTGATTGCATTCCTTCACAGTGGGTCTTTCGTAGTTAGCAAGATTAACTACTCTAACAGATGGGTTTTTCTTGTCCATATTAGTCTTCTAAGATTATATATTGCTCGTCCTCGTCTGCCGTGTTCACAACAAACTCACCACTATTTATGGTTCGCCTGTATCCGTCTGTTGAGGTTGAGTAAAGTCTGTCTCTATACATGAGAGCCCCTGAAGGACCATCAAGGACCTCTAGGAAGTAAACTGAGTCTTCTTCTAAAATAGTCCATTCACAATCGACAACCATGTAGTTGCCATTGCTAGAAAGGCTATAAGACAGGTCCAGCACCTCAGACGCGTTGCTACCATCCTGAGTGATGGTTAGCCTTATTTCAGAGCTAACAGGACTGAAGTCACGAGGAATAAAGTTCAGCGTGTTAACCTCCAAAGTGGGATTTACTCTCTTCATACTATTAAAACTCAAAAACACCTGTTTTGTTTTTAATATTACAAAAAAAAGAGGGGCTGCTGTAAAAAGCAATCCCCTCTAAAAAGAAACACGGAAAAGGTTTTATGTTCCCTCTACTACATTTACACCGGCAGTAGTCAAGTCACTTGCTAAGAAGTTAGCAGGAACTCGCTCCATACCTGTTAGAGTGAGAGTGTAGCCAGAAAGGTCTCCGAGCGCCTGGCCGGTAACGATAGTACCGCCAGTAACCTCCATACCGTTAACCAAGCCAGCAACAAAGAAGTTGTCGTTTTGGTCTTCAACGATAACGTGAGGGTGACCCCAAGCCAACATTTTAATTTCCTTATGGTCTTCTTTGCTCAAACGGTGTAGTGTCATTTCAAGAACTTGCTCGAAAGCTGTCGTTCCGTTTTCGCTAGAAGACTGGATGTTTTGGGTGAAAGATGAAGAAAAGTGAACCTCATACTTATAAGCGTCTGTTGTACCAGCAGCAGCACCATCCAAGCTGTCAATTACGTCCGTATCGGTCGAGTTGTAGTCGATTTGTCCGAAGTCTCCGAAGTTAACAAAGTAGATATTCTTGATGCCACCAACACTGTCCTTACAAGGTTTTAATCTTCCTAATGATATATCACAAGACATAATAATAAAGTGTTTAAGTGTTATAGAATATTTTAAGGGTAATAGGGGGCCGAAGCCCCCGTTAACCTATATAATTAAGCAGTCGGAGTGTAAAGTACAATCTCGCTTCCGTAAGCAAACTGAACAGCAGCCGTGTAACGCATGATGAAGCGTACATTCTGCGAACCGTCAAGGTCAGCCATATCAAGTACTTTTACCTCATTCCAATCAGACATCAAAGATGTTCCGAAGAAAAGGTTGCTAGACTGAGCAGCCATCATGTAGCCGGCAGGCATACCTTCAGCCAAGAACAATTTAACACCGTCGAAAGTAAGGTCTCCGAGTGTTTGGTTGTTTCCACGTCCTTCGAAACCAGCAGCTCCAAGGCCGTTAGCTCCAAATCCGCCAAGAGCGCGAACGTAAGCGCGGTATACATTAGGGGCGACAAAGATGAACAAGTCTTCTTTTCCGAATACTGTTTGTGGAATAGCATCAACAACAGCTCCTAATTCAGCGATAACTGTAGAGGCGTCGATGGCAGCAGAGCCAGCAACGTCAACAACAGTAGCGTCAGCAGCAGCTAAAGTAACTAGGCCGTCGTACTCTCCAGCGTTGCTAGAGTCTCCGTTCCAGATGATTGTTTCGTTAGCAGAAGCAACCTCAGCAGCAGTCTTAGCGATGATGAAAGACTGTAAGTTTGGAGGAAGGTTGTCGTGAGCAGAAAGACCCATTTGGATAGCTTCCCAGTCATCACGGAAGTCTTGCTTACAAAGTTGGTAGTTTACTTGAAACTCTTTTGGCTCAAGGATGTTCTCAGTGATGTCAACCTGACCAGTCAAGGAAACGTCACAAGTTCCATCTTTGATAAGGTCGCTCATAGCGACTTTCTTCAAGACTTGCTTAAATTTTACATTCGGTTTAACAGTAACACCACCGTTGCGGATAGTGCTTGGGTTCAATAAAGCAGCCTGCAGGTAAGGTAACGCATGTTCCCCTGCATAAGTGCTTGTAATGTTAGTGGTTGTAGCCATTTTAAATTAATTTAAAGATTGATTTTAGTATTTATTTTTTTGCAAACATCGAGGCCCATACATGGTCCTGAGTTGTCATTTTTCGTCCTTGCCCGTAAAGGAAGGTTTGTTTAGAGTCTACCCCGTTTTCTGGAGTGTGAATTAAGTCGTCTTTTGGCTCTACAGCAGCTTCATTAACCGGAGCAGCCTCTTGAGCTGGCTCTTCAGAAACCTCTGGAGCGGCCTCTACCTCAGGCGCAGCTTCAGCTACCGGAGCCTCAGCTACCGGAGCAGCCTCACCCTCTAACTCAACCTCAACGTCTGAAGATAACTCAGCAGGAACGTCAGATGGAGTAGATGGAGATACTACCTCTAGTACTTTGTAGTACATTGTTTTTAATTCAGAGATGGCAGCGGTGTATTCTTCGCGAGATACATAGTCCCCTTTAATCTCCTCTTCAACCTCTACTTTAGGTTCTTCTTTAGGCGCTTCTTCAGGCGCTTTTTCTTCCATTTCATCCTCGTCAAGCTTTACCTCGTCCTCTATCTCTTGGATAGCGTCCTCAAGGTCTACTTGCTCAGACAAAACAACCTCTTCAGTCTTGTCGACAGAAGATGCTAGTTTTACTATTTCTTCAAATAGTTGCTTAGGTGTTCTCATAGTCCGTTAATTTATATAATTAAAACTTATAAACAGTTAATCTGTTTTATTTTTACTAGGGGGTTACGTCAGAAGGAGCCAGTTGCGTTGTAAATACGGGGCTACCTGTTTTGGCGTTATCGTCAAATATAGACGTAACGCTTGTGTCTCCGTCAAATCCCCCATTAGGTCTGGGCAATAGTTCTAAGGAACCAGTCCATGTTGTAGCGGGCGCAATAGTTTGAGGCCAGTTGCTTCTTGTCAAGCTAGGTGGGGTTTTAGCGTAGTACGTTGGAGTGACAGGCACGGCTTGACTTATATTAGTTAGCGATGTGTAAGTTCTTCGCCCACCAGATATAACCTGTGCTGTTCCTGACTCATTTGTAATAGCTATATCGCTAAAATACGCTTCAGACGATATTGCATAAGCCACAGAGGTGCCGTCAGGGAGCGTTGCGTTAACTAAGTCCCCAGATAGGTTCCTGTAGGTATAGTCGTATCCCCCACTCGGACTCTGTGTAGTATCCCAAAACAGCAATATAACCGGCCTGCCTGATGGACTTGTTCCTCCACCACCATTACAATCTGTCGCTATATCATAATACACGTCTCCGTAGTCTCCATCTTCCGGTAAGCCCCATTCGGACTTACAATATATGTCTCCGTACCCTAATAAACTCATAGCTTATGCTTTTTTCTGGATTATGAACCATTCGCTTCCGTCGGACCATATTTTAATGCCTTCGTAAGCTTTATTAATTGTGTACGCGCTGGTTGCTCCGTCAAGCTCTTCTCCAGCAGCAGGAGCCAAGTCTAGTCTAGTGCTAGTGTGAAATGTGCTGTCACTTATGAACCTCATTGTTCTATTTGTGTTGTCAGCAGCAGGAGGAAGAGTTGCAGTTGCAGTTCCTGAGTTTCCGTCCCAAGAAAACTTTACCATTAATATATCTGCATAGTCCTCCTCAGAAAGGTCTACAGTGTCATCCGGGCCTACAGTTTGACTGTAAGAAGGAATGTAATTGTTTATTTCTTTCGACTTGGTGTGTTTAGTCACTCCTGACTGAACGACAACCATAAGCTCGTCGCCTTGTAATGCGCTCGCCTCTGGTAGCCCTGAAATTGGTTGATTTGCCATCTCTATTCTGTTATATAAATTCGTGAGTTATTTTCTTGTCTAATAAACTCCTTGTCCTCGGTTAACAACATAAACAAGCCCTGAAGAGAACCTATGCCCTGGTTAATGAGCTCGCCCTTGCAGCACTTTCTTGAGTAAGTATCTTTTCCCTTACACAAGCACCCCCTCTTGTTGTTTTTTGGTGAAGAGTAGGGCCCTAATAAGTATCTATTTTTTCTCACTGTCTATCTCCTTTAGTTTTCTGATAGCCCAGTTTACCCCTGCGTCACCACCCCAGGCGTCCCACATGATACCTCCGCAGCCTTCGCTATAAGGAACATCCTTGTTTTGCTGATGACGCTTAAACGACGCCATGCGGGCAATCGTTGAGCGGCTCAAAGCACTGCCGCTAGCGAGCTGCGATGCACGAGTCCAGCCCACATTGGTGCCGCAAGAACTGCCATTTTCCTCCTTGTATTTTATAGCGCGTTTAGCATTGTTTATAGCAGCCTGAGGATAGTCGCTATACGACTCTTCCATTTCCTCCTTCTTCCCCTCTTTTGGGTATTTATTTAGCCGTTGAGACTCAACAAACTCATCAATAAGTTCATTCATTTTTTCAATAACCTCAATCTCTTGACTAGACAAGTTTTCTTTGTCACTAAACACACCTTCAATAGAAAACCCTAAATATTCTCCAGCCTTGACCTTGTTCCACACCTCCTCATTCTCTATACGCATAGAAACAGCCCAGCTTCCTTTAGGAGCGTTTAGGCCGTATAAAGCAGTCTTGTCCTTCTTGCTGTCCTCAACAATCCAAGACTCAGTTAAAAAAACTCCACCAACCTCTGTCTCATGCTCTACAGTTGTGTTGTGTATCTTAAGTGATTTAAGGTACTTTTCAGCCGCTTTGCGGACAGTTTGCTCGCTGAAGGTAATGTTGTACTCAAAGCCTCCGTTGTTGCGGTAAATCTTCTTATTTGGAACAAGAGCAAGCCCAACAACCAATCTCTTCTCCTCATCCATTGTCTTCATCTCTATCCTTTGCTTGGACAGAGCGACAAAGTTCTCCTCGATTGCCGGGTACTCGACTAGAGATATAGCGTCTATACCGCTATCCTCCAAGTCGTCAACAAATAATTCTATTGTTTCTAAATCATCCATTGCTAATACTTTATACTATTAAAACTAAATTTTGACTCTTGTGTTCTCCTTTTAACCTAACGACGAGGCGCTCTGTGCGTTAGCCTGAATATCTTGTGCGTGAGCAATGTCGTCGTATACAACATAAGCTCTTGTCCCCTCGTTAGTTCTTTCAGCGACAGTCTCTGCAAGCTGGTTTTGCCCGGATTGGCCCACCACGTTAAAGTTAGGGTTAAAAGTTGTTGGGCCTGCGCCACCGGCTCCACCACTTTTACCTGGAACCTTTACCTCCGCAATCTTCTTAACATTAGCAAGACCACGAGCGATAACAGCAATCATGGCAGCAACACGAGCGGCTGTGTTAGGTATGCTTTCATCAGTCATAACCTTAGCCCCAGCAACGTAGGTGTCGATAGTGGCAGCAGCAATACCGAATATTTTTCCGGCCTGAGTCTGCTCACCCAAAAGGTCTGACAATGCACCGGCAGCAGCACCGAAGTAACCCATAGTTTCTATACGGTTTTCCGTCTCCTGCTTTTCGATGTCAGTAAGCTTCATAGCTCGCTCTATAGCGAGGTTGTGCATCTCTTGCTCTAAATCGTCAATCTCAAGACCTTTCTCTCTTGCAAGAGTCATTCTGTTTTCTAGCGACTGAGCCTTGGCATTGAACTCGTCCACTGTAGCCTGTCTTTGCATTTCAAGCCTATCGTCCTCGTTAATCATGAACTGTTGCTGGCGCTGGTTGTATAACTGGTCGAAGCGCTGAAGCTGTTTCATTAACCTATTCATATGAGCCTGCTCCTCCTTCTCTTTCAGAGCATTCATCTCTTTCTCCTGGGCCAGCTCAAGCTCTCCTTGCGCCCAGTTGTACTCCATAAGGGCTTGGTCGCTAGACTCCTTTACTTTCATCTTAGCGTCTTCAATGGCCTTTTGCGACTCTGCCTCTGCCGCTGCCCTTTGAGAAGGGTCTTCTATTGCAGCAATCTTTTGCTGCTCTTTCTCTATAAACGCCTGTAGTTTATCTTCCTCTCCTTGAACGAAAGACTCGTAGCTCTGCATAAGAGCCATGTCCTCGGCGTTTTGCTTAAGCTCTAGCCTTTTAAATATGTTTTTCTCGTCAGCATTAGCTTGTCTTTGCAAATATGCGTTGTATTCTTTTTCCAGGTCAAGGAAACTCTGCTGAAATAATTTCTGCACCCTCTTTCTCTGCTTTCTCCCAGCTCCTCTATCTCCTCCGTCAAATAAGAATGGGATAAGACCTTTGTCTGTTAACATGTTTTTAAGGTTGTCTATTACCTTAGCAACATCACCCATTTTCTCCAGCGCCTGGAGTTGCTGATTTGTCTCAATAGACATACCGCTCATAGTAGACAAAAAGACGCTACTAAGTTGCTCATACCACTCCAGGGTCCTTGTTCCTTGAGCCTCCATCGTAAACAATAGCTTTAACTGCTCCTCAATGGCGCTAGCGACTGCCTTTGCCTGAGCAACACGCATCAAGTTGTCTATATAGTGGTCAAGTTGAGCAGAAGCCTCCGTGGTTAACCTAGCGTTCTCGTCTAGCTCTATGTTTAGGTCTTTAAACTCCAAGTTAGCTCTTCTAACGGCTTCCTTTTTGTCCTCCATAGATACCGAGCTGTCGTCAAGGGCTTGCCTTAAAAGACCAAGCCTTGTGGTAGCATTAGTAATGTGAGAGCTTGAGAAGCTCTCGATAGCCTTGGTAGTATCATCCACTTTGTTCATGAAGTGGTCTAAAAGCGCGATAGCACCCTGAATAGCCACCATGATACCCAACGGGCCCATCATGGCTTTACCCATGTTCTTAAGCGCACCTACAAAACCTACAGTTTTCCCTGTTACAGAATCTTGAGCCGTAGCCATGAACATAATGTTCGATGTTAACTGCTGCAAGTTGTTCGCAACACCACGGATACCGTAAGGCATATCCGAAAGAACACGACCAAATTCCATAACAGACGCAGAGGCCGCACCTGTTGCCATGGACGCCCCCTGGGCACTCATCCTTAAGTCTTCTACATTTTTCTTACTAAGCTGCACAGCCTTGCCTTGAGCAGCCGTAGCCTGACCAGTTTGTTTAAGCTTGCTGTTTAATGCATCTACAGCGATGCCGGCAGCAATAACCTCGCCCTTGTAGTTTACTAAGGATGCTTTTGCCTCATCTGCAGTCAGCTTTATCCTAAACTCGAATGTCTCTACATTATTTGCCATGGTAGAATAAGTTTCGTTTTAAATATGGTCTTAATTCTTTTAACTTAGCAGGAGCCTCTTTCATCCCCTTGGCAAACTGAATGTCATAGTCGTTAACCATCCATTCGTCTGCGTTTAACATTTCAATGATTCTTTTTATTTGCATTTTTACATGTTTTCCCAGTTATCGTCTACATTCTCCCAATTTTGGTCTACAGCGCTCCAATTAAGAGCTCCTTCAGTGTTAGGGTCAGTATATACTCTTTCGAAATCAGTCATTCTAAGCAAATCAAGCTCACTCTTACCAGTTGTGAGATTGGTCTTAATCTTCTCAATAGTGAATGGGACATTATTAATTACAATAGTGTCTTGAAGCTTGACCTTCATAAAGGTCGAAGCTTTCATATATGCGCTAACCTTAAATCTTCTAGCATAAGGAGAGTATATGCCTGCAATATATTTGTCGTAGTAATTCTTGAACAAGCTCTCTTCGTTTATGAGCAAGGTCCACTCGTCATTCTCACCGTTAAAGTGTAGCGTCTGAGAGCCGTCAGCGATTACGCTAGACGGTCTGTTGTACCTTAGCGAAAACTCGTCAGTGTTCCATCTTATGCTTGTGTCTATTTCAGTCTCCTGGTTAATGAACATAAACAATGCTTCACCGATTGTAGGTTCAGGAACATTCTCTTTGTTGTCATTTACGAACCAACCCCACTGAATGTCTGTCTGAGCTTCCGTGTCTACGTCTACCATTCGCTCGTACATCATCTTCTCTAGCTTAGGAAGCACCTCGTACTTTCCTCCGTCAAACAGCAAGCTATTGTCTCCACCAGGACCTTCGTCAAAGTACTTAGCGTCAAATCTAACAGCCCCGAAGTCGTCTCCGGTTATTTCTGCCTGGTTGATTGCTAAGAAAGTCTTAGGGTCTGCCCAGTCAAACTCGATAGAGCCGTAAGGCGTTATTCTTTCGACAGTACTGGCAGATATATCCACTTGGTCGGTAATATCGTAAGCCGTGCCGCCATCCAGGTAATCGTCGAGAGGCTTAATATTTATCTTGTAGCTGCCGTCAAAATCTCTCTCCTCATACGCTACAAGGTTAAACATTTTAAATATGTCTGTGAGGAACTCAATAATCTTCTTCTTAGGCATTAGAGCCGGAACAAGAATCTGATTTGTAAGGTTAAGGGTTGTTGTTCCGAAGCCGTAGTCAGCATAATACTCGAAATCGGGGTCTTGTGTCCCACCGTATACGAATTTTATCACCTCGCAACCTGGCACAAGACTAACTACCGTGTTGTCTGCTAGTATCTCTAACTCAACACGCCATCCACAACCCCATGGATGCGCAAAGCTAGTATCTATATTCGCAAATGAATTGCTTATGTCAAAATCTTCCTCAATAGGGTCGCCTATCATGGTGTTGCCCTTGTAGCGAGTCATTCTAAGCGTAACATTTCCGCTTCCAACACCGCTGCTAAATCCAAAAGAAACTGTATACGAAACTGTATTTCCTCCGCCACCTGAATCGGTACAGAACGAGCCGTCAGACGACCTTAAATCCACGCCGTCTCCAGAGCCAGTAATGTAAGGCATCTCAACACCTGAATCTGGGTCACCAAGAGTTCCTCTCCATGCGTGAGAATCCTCGCCAAGAACACCTTGTTCGTAAGAAACGTACCCTTTTGTTCTGTGTAGCCATATAAAAAGGTCGTTAAATGGACTACTTTGTAACCAGGTCTTGTTAAACTTTATCTGAGGATATCCAGCCTCTATAGCGTCAAATATCTTAGAGACACGCAACGCAGGCTTTAGGTCCGCGTAATGTAGCCTGTCGGCAGGAACAGGGCTATATGGAGACCCGGCCGGATTACCGGTAACAGGGTCTATATATGTGCCATCTCGCTCTTCTAGCGATAAAATACGGTGAAGACCGTCGTTGTCGTACTCAAAACCTCTTGTGTGAGAGATAAAAGGGTACTTTATGTCGCCATTAATACTTGTGCTGATGCCAATATTGTCTAAATCGGTAAAATCGAACGCTAATCCGTTCTCAAAGCCGTTTTTTGCAGTCGCGTGGTCAAAAGCATGATTATACCTGTTGAGGTAACTCAAAGAATGTAGGTAGTCTTCTCCTAAAATGTCTTTTAAGGACGCTAGCTCACCGAAAAACTGCACAGAGTAGCTCTGAGGCAGATTATCGCGCATATTTACGGAATTTAGCTTCAGAAAGCCCTTCTTGAAGTCAAATCCGTTAATTTTTAGTAAGGCTGGATGCTTTCTACGAGCATCAAAGCCGGTTAGAGCATTGTGAGAGTAAAAATACTTAAATGCCTTATTGTTTGTCTTAGAAGCAGGCAAATTGAACGGCTGAGAGTACGCTGTCATGACTTTAGCGACGTCCTTTGCGTCTTTTATGGAGTCATTAAGGATAACCTGCACGGATTTATCCATGTCAAGCCTCCTCCAGTTGTGTACCGGGTCAGGTGTTCCGTTGTAATCTACGGTATCTAAGTATAAAGCGATGTTTAATGCCATTATCTTACACTGTTAATTCGGTCTGCAGCCGCTTCAAAGTCGAATGTATAACTAATAAGCTTGTCAGCTCTAAGCTTTTTCATCTGAAACTCCTGGCTAGTTAAGTTGCAAGGGAATATAATTGATGAGTTTCTCTGTTCAGGAGAGAAGCCAAATCCTAAGTCGGTCCCCTCCACCTTAATCCATATTTGCTCAGATAGCATGAGTTCAGAAAATAGGTCATTATATGACTCTTCGTAGAACCCAGTGTTTAGCCTAATCTTAATCTGACCGTTTTTGTAAAGAACCTTGTTCTGGTGTCTTTTTTCGTCGTAGCTTCCGTCATACTGAACGATGCTTCTTTTAAACTTTTCATCCTGAGTAGACATGGACACGTCAATGCGACCAAAACAAACTAGTTGCTGTATGGCGCCAAATCGGTTAGCAAAGTATAGGCTCACAGGACCGTATTGGTAACAATCTTCGTAGTCAAAGTATACATATTCATTAGTTGTTCCTCCTGCGCCATCGTCGAAGTTTAATTGCAGTCTCTGCGCGTATACGTTTCCGGCAGTGTTAGGTATGTACTCTACATAGTCTGCGCTGTCTGTGGTTGGCGTTAGTCCAGACACTGTATGATACTGCACCCAGTTAGGCGCTTGGTAGTTCTGAAGACCCCATGAAACCAGCTTTTCAGTGAATACAGGGACATTATATCTTTCTCCCTCTGCAGATTTAACCCTGTCAGTTCCCATAAGGATGTTTCCTGTGTACTGGTAATTTTTACCCTCCTCAAAGTAGCTAAATCCGTCTAAGCCAGCGTAGTACTCTGCAGCATCAGTTCCTGTTGTTGTTCCATCTGTGTCTACATAGTATACTTGGGTCTTAACCCAGACAACATTGCTCTCTTGGTTGCCGTCAAACAATATTTCTACTTGGTCTCTTGCAAATTCTGCAACATCAATGGCAGCAGTGCCTTCAAAAGCTGTGCTTCTAAGCTCTAAAGTGGGGTCTGTTGGTTCGTCTGTAATCACGTCACCAGTCCATATCCACATAGAAACAATAATGTAGTCTAAATTAGTCCTGTTCTTGGTCACCCAGAATGGGGAGCGAAGAAACATTTTTTTGTCCGGTAAATTATTTGATGGCTGTAAACCCATGTTTTTTGAAGTT